ACTCTTTGCCGATCAAGTGTGCCACGAGTAGCGGGTGAGGCGAGATGGAACGACCTGCCGCCAGCCTCTGTGCGTCAAGCCTCAGCGAGGGGGGAGTGCTGCTACCGCGTCGCTCCACTTGCTGATGCAGTCCGTCAGTGCATCCATCGGCGCGTCAAGCACGGTTGCGGCTGGCTCGCCAGTCTCGTCAAGGAAGTTGTGCGTCACGATCAGGCGTTCAACTGCCTTCATCGCGCGCTCCACATTTCCACTCTGTAGCTCAATGAAGACTCGTGCAGGGACTCCCTCGGCGCGCATCGTCGCCGTCCAGCCCTCAAAGGGTGCAGTGAGGTTTACTTCAACGGTGCGAAAGTCAGGCTTACTCTGTGCCATTTGCTCCTCCTACTCTTGCTAACTTATGGCAGGGCTGCGAGGTCGCTCCCTACAATGATCCTGAGGCTCTTCGTGCTGGTCGGGTCATAGACCAGCGTGCCAGTCACTGCCATCGTCGTGAGGCCGTCTTCGGCGCCAGCCATTTGCTGCACATCGGTCGGCACGATCATCGTCATAATGTTTGCCGTCGTGGTTCCGTTTGTCCAGGCAAGACGCACGCCGATTGGCGTGGCTGCCTTGTAAGCGTCGTACCAAAGGCTCACGGCTGAAGCTGTGCTGCTCACGGTCATCGTCAGCGTGCCAGTGAACGGTGCTGACTCAGCGTGCGTGCTGAAGGTTGTCGTGCCAGCGAGATACGCCTGGCGCATCAACCCTGCGTTGAACTCCAGCGAGAAGTCCAGCAAGTAGTTGTAGGCCGTCCCCGACGCGGTGCCTGGGAACACGGTGCCGCTCTGGAACGCCGTCCAAAGTCGCCCCGCCATAAAGGATGAAGTTGGCGTGGTCTCTGCAAGCGTCGCGCTGTTCTTTGAGATCTCCTGAGCGAATAGCGAGGCGCTCAGGTTGGTCAGGCCGCTTCGATCAGCGGCGATGGTGATGGACTCAGCCAAGCAATAGTCGGCTGCATATGCCTGAACGCCGTCTGTGGCGATCAGGGTGTACGACTTTGGGTTGTTGCTCGCGGTCATTGACCAGTCGTAGTCCCAGATGTATGGCGTCGCTGTGCCGGCAGGCGTTGCCGTGCCAAGCATTGAGAGCCAGATTGGAAACTCGCCAACGCTCAACGCAGGAACCGTGAGGCTCAGGGTTGGCTCAACGGAGACGATCGTGCCAGTGGTTCCGATGAGCGGGTTGCGGAGTGCAACGGATCGCTCGGCGCCAAGTTCAATCGTGGTGCCTTCGGAGATGATGCCAGTTGGAGCAACGAGCAGCTTGCGGCCACCAGATGTCAGCGTTGGGATCGTGCCTGGAGTTGCTTCCTTGAAAGCGACAACCTTGCTTAGGAGCGAGACCCCTGATTGAGCGGCTGGCATTTAGTTCTCCTTGTCTTCTGCCGCAGTGCGGCGTGGGGTTGATTCTACGCTGAAGTGTTGATTGCTTCTACGACTGCCACCTCTACTGTGGCAGAGATTGTCAGGTAGTCCTGATCTGCCCAAGTGTCGGTGCCGATTGCCGTTGAGGTCACGCTCGCCTGCGCCACGGTGTCCGCTCCATTGAGTGTCACGCCGTCAATAAGGCTGTCTCGCAGCCAGGTGCGCCACGCCATCAGGTCGGCGTACTTGCGGCCGAGGTCAGCCTGTGGCTGGATGTAGACGGTGGCGTTGATGGTGAGCACGACCTGGCGATTGCTCGCGCCGTAGCTGATCGAGTCGTCGCCTGGAATCAGCACGACGGCTGGGACCACGGCGAGATTGTCTGGCGGGAAGGTGTGGACTTGGCGCAGCGAGTAGCCGCTTGGTGGGTTCGCCTCGCGGAGATGCTTGGCAAGTGCCGCGATGACGGTTGCGTCGTTCACTCTGCCTCCGGCTCTGGCTCAGGGTATCGCTCGTTCTTGCCAATAATCTCGCCTGTCTCGGCGTCTCGCACAATCTCCACGAGCATACCGGTCATCTCGTCTAGCACCGCTGGCTCAATGATTACTGCCATCAGGACACCTCAGCGTATTCTGCGCGCGTTGTAGCCAGCGTTCCCGTTGATGATGCAGGCAAGTCAGTTTGACCTGTCTGCGTGTAGGTCTGGCCGCCTGTCGCAACGTTTGCCGCTGTGTTCGTCCGTGAACTAGCAGCCAGGGTGGTTGGCATCGTCGTTCCAACCGCAATAAATGAGATGAAGTATTCGCTGCCTGCCGTCATTGAATACGTTGCTGGGTAGCCACCAGCCGTATCAAGTGCGCGTGTGTATTTGGTGTTTGCTGTATTGAAAAGCGTGGTGTCTGAAGCGGTACGCGCAACGAGCGTAAAAGTTGTTCCGCTGCGCGTATATATTCCGAATCGGCATAGCGTGAGTCCCGACGAAGGAGTTGAGAAAGAAACAAATGTCAGATTGCTCACGGTGAAATCTTTGTGCGGCACGAGTCGTGTATGCACGACAACGCCAGAGGTGTTTGTTTGATTTGTCGTCAGCACAAAGCGAGGAGCACTTGCAATAACGCCAGAGTTTCCGAATGTATAAACCTCCCAGCCGGCAAGCATCACCGCAAGGTTTGCCAAGTCATACGCGCTCTTGACGCTGTTTGGTGTAGCCGCTGTTGTTGTGCTGGTGCTGCTTGTTGAGTTTGTGAGTTGCACTGCGCCAACGGTTGCGGTCCCCGCGTTTGCGATTGAGATGACTGGCGCGGTGCCGCCGCTCGATGAGATTGCGCCGGTGCCTGCGACTGAGGTGACGCCGCCTCCAGATGGCGTGACCCACTGCGTGTTGTAATCCGTGCTGTTAATCTTGGCGAGGACTTGCCCTGCCGTTCCACCAACCACAACGCCAGCGCCAGTGGCGCCTGTCGCACCAGTCGCTCCTGTGGCGCCGGTTGCGCCTGTGGCTCCAGCAGAGCCAGCCACACCTTGAGGAACTCCGAAGGCAAAGACGGCTGCCGAAGATGAGCCTGTGTTGGTGACCGTTGCGGCAGAGCCAGCAGGCAACGTGGAGGTCGTACCGACGGCGATGGTTGCAGCTGCGCCAGCCGCTCCAGCACTACCAGCGACGCCTTGAGGAATACCGAAGTTGAATGTGCCAGCGGCAGAACTGCCGACATTGACAACAGTGGCTGCTGAGCCTGCGGCGAGCGTCGTGGTCGTGCCAACCGAGATCGTGGCTGCCGTGCCCGTGGCGCCAGTGGCTCCAGTTGCGCCTGTGGCGCCTGTGGCTCCGGTGGCGCCTGTCGCACCGGCGGTACCAGCTGCGCCTGTTGCTCCTTGCGCTCCTTGCGGGATCGTGAAGTTGAAGGTGCCAGCGGTTGAGGAGCCAGAGTTGGTGACCGATGCAGTCCCACCAGGTGCGCCTGTGGTTGTGGTCCCTACGGCAACGCTGACCACAGTTGCGCCCTGAGGACCAGTCGATGCAACGGAGACAGTCTGCGTAACTGGGCTGACGGTGACGACATCTCTGCCGTCGTCAATCGTGACGGTCTGCTTCGTGACGGAGACGCTGACACTCACCGAGTCACCTCAGGCGAGATAGTTGCCGAACCCTCCAGCAGTCTCGTGACCACGCCACCACCGCTCACAAGTTCAAGGTCGTAGACGCCGCTGAACGGCGCGGTCAGTGCGGCCGTGGCAGTCGCAGTTGCGGCGAGCGTGATGGTTCCAGCTGCGCCGCCAAGCACAATGCCAGCGTTCTCTGTGGTCAGGGTCAGGACGGCGCTGGTTGATGCGTAGGTCTCGCGCACATTGAGGCGAGCCGTGTAGCCAGTCAGGTTGATTGCCGTGCCGCCAGAGTCGCGCCAAGTGGCGACCAGCGCAAGCGTTGCGCCCTGGTTGATTTCAAGGTTGTAGGTGTTCAGGTTTGGCATTAGCGCACCAGACCAGATCGCTTGCGGAATGCTTCAAGCAGAACTTGCGACTCTGGATGCAGCGCGCGGTTCTGGCGCAGGATGCCACCGAGGTCAGCCGATCCGATCACGCCGAAGGGACTTGTCCGGCTGCTGAAGACAGCGCCAGCCTGGATCAGCGCAGCTTGAATGACTGCCTGCGGCACGGCGGGGAAGCCGAAGACTCCCACAACCTCCACGGCCCGATACACATTTTTTGGGAAGTTCTTTGGGTAGGTGACGCTCACGTCAATCTGCGTGTATGGGAAGCCGTCAAGCGCGGCGTTGCCCGGCGCAAGGTTGTAGTCGGTGCCGCTGGTCCAGACGGTTGTGTGCGTGCCAAGTCCGAGGTCATCGGTCTTGAGGGTCGTGATGCTCACGAGGTCATCGGTCAGCACATACTCATATTCCTCAGCGGTGTAGTAGCGCGTCTCTGTCGCGGTGCCGAAGCCAGTCTTGCGGTCGCAGTAGAGGTCGATCAGCGCGTCGGTCGCATCAAGGACAGACTGCAACACCGTGTCATCAACGGAGTCCGTGATGCCGATTGCGCTCTTGAACTGCGCGAGTGTGGCGTAGGACATTTAGCGACCTCCTGATTGCATAACCATAAGTGCCTGAGTGCTTGTCGCAACGATACCGTATAGAACATCAGTCTCGGCAAGCCAGAAGGATACTGCCTCACCCTTGTGCAGCTCAAAGCCGTTGGCAGTGGTGACGGTTGATGGGCCGATGAAGATGGTGTTGCCGCCAGCCGGCGCGTGAAGGTAGACCCAGGAGGCTCCGACCTTGCCTGTGGCAATGACCGTAGCTGAGGTTCCAACCGTGACAACCGATCCGTTCAGGCTCACTCGTCTTCCTTTCGTTCACGCCTCAGGAGCGGCTCACGCTTCAGGGTGGCTGTATTGCCCCACCGAACGATGACGGCGCGCTCTCCGTGGCTCTGAGGATACTCTGCGGCGATTCTAGCGGCACCCCTGCGGCGTGCCAGTTGCTTCAATACTTTGAGCAAGTTCATATGCCTCCCAACTAAACAGGGGGCCGAGCCGAAGCCCGACCCCCTGCTGTTCAAGTGCTAGTCCCTAAGGATTAGACAGACTTGAGGAACTTGACGGCTTCTGCCTGTACGAGGTCAGTTGCGCCGCGGATCGTGCACTTGTACGAGATCAGGTCCGTATCCCACGCGAACTCGCGGGAAGACTCGATCTGAACGCCGCCAACGATCACAGTGGCGATGCTGGACAGGTCTCCGAAGAGGATGCCCTTCACGCCAGTTGCGAAGTTTGCGATGCCGCCGCTCGTGTAGACAGGCTTGCCAAGGAGACGATCAACGCCACCCTG